GCAGCATTAGCCGCAGCATTAGCCGCATTTTGTTCTGCTTGAGCCAATGCCTTTTTAATAGCGTTAGATACACCTGGAGTGTTTTTAGTGTTTTTTACAGGGCTATTTTGTTTTTGTTTTAATATACTTGTAAGAGGTCCTGATCCACTCATCTAAAATTGATCTAGATTATTTACTTTTGGTTAGCAGAATGACAAACAGTAAACAATATTGCGAGCACTGTAATGAGCGATGGAATCCAACAGATCATAAGTACTGCAGATCTATCTATAGACCCGCACAGAAAAGCACATACTTAAGAATGTTTGTAAACGGCCAACGAATCTCTACAGTTCGTGTGCAATCAGATAATACTCTGTGGGAAATCTCACCCCTCGGTACTGAATACAAAAATGAGGAAGAATGGAGAAAGAAGTATGAAGATAAAGGTATTCTTGAAATTAAGAAAGAAGAGCCTAGTTCTGTTCGCTAATTTATTCAGAATTAACACAACTACAAACTAGATGGACAGACCAGCTACGTCGTCTGAAGGATCTTTATACGAACTCGTTGCACGAGGCCAGAAAGATGTTTTTTTTGTGAATCAAAAAGAGGATGCGGTCGTGCCGTTTTCCTATACGATGAGTACGTGGCCGGCAACCATTAATGAGACACGCTTATCTCAGCCTCTGAATACGGTTGACTTTGGCCGATCGGTTGAATGGGAGTTTGAGATCTTTGGCGATGTATTGAAATCTGTAGCGTTTGTGATTGAGCTTCCTACTTGGCTTCCAATCTATTTTGCAAATCTGAATAAGTCTACAACAATTCGGGATGCGAGTGGTGTGTCCTATGGATACTGCCAGGGAATTGGTGCTTTTCTTTTTGAGTCAATTCAGTTTTATCAAGATCAACTTTTACTACAGGAATTCTCTGGTGATTTTCTGTATGCGTGGACACACTTATACGGTACATTAAATCAAGAGGCACTTGCTCTAAAAGAATTTGGAGCACATACTGGATCTGTTCTAGATATTCAGCATAATGCAACACCGAGTACATTATATCTAAGACTTCCTCTGATAGGAGCCGCGCACGTAGATGATGGCGGTTTACCATTTGTCGCACTTCCGGGTCAGAAATATCGGCTTCGGTGTAAGTTACGTAAACTTGAAGATCTTGTGGAGAGTTCAGATTCGCAGGTCAAACCAACTCCTTGGACACGAACAGATTTAGTCTGTACAGATATCAACTCGACAGTATCATCAATTACACCAGTAAAAAGAGAAACGATAGGTAAACCGGTTATTAGTCTTGAGACGACTCAACAGTATATACGTCAAGATTTACAGAAAGAACTCAAGCAATCTGAAATTCAGATTCCTTTTCTAAGACCTTTTGAAAATAAGCTTACACTTGATCCGACCGACTACGTGTCTGTAGGGAATGGGGGTACTTCATATGTGACGAAGCGAATTGATGGTAGGCACCCTGCTGAAGGCGTTCTTGTCTTTTTTCAATCACAATATGATATTGATCGGAATCGTCTTTGGTCTTTACAGAATCCTTATAATCAAGGACCTTTCTATAACACATTAAAGTTAATTGTCGCAGGAAAAGACCGCGAAACGGAATGGCCATCTGATATATGGGAGAATCTATCTCCATTTACAAAATCAGAAAAAACATCAGGCCTCAATCTATCGTGGCTTTCGGTCAATTATGGTCCAAGCTATGGATATAGGGCTCCTGAGAAGCGTTCACCTTCAGGAACACTTAACTTTACGATAGCAGATAAACCAACTCTTTATCTTAATATTACGGATACTCTTTCATCATCTCTTTCAGGACAAAAAAGAACGATTATACGCGCAGTAACAATTGGTTGGGGTCTTTATATTGTTTCAGAGGATAGAGGGACGTTGCGCTTTGCAAATTAGTCCTTCTTAGTTGACCGACGGCCTCGGCGACGAATCTGGACTACAGGAGTCTCTACTGCATCAGGCTCTAGTACATTAGGTTCCGTCTCATCTTCACTTTCAGGAATTGGAACATCTGCGGGAGCAGGAATTGAATCAACTACTTCAGATTCATCGTCAGCATTATTGCCATTAGGCTGTTCATTCATAAGGTGCTCGTCAGTAGGATGCTCTTCCTGAGTGTCCTCATCTTCCTCACCTTCCTCATCCTCCTCATTTTCCTGAGTCTCTAGCTGAGATTCCTGAGTCTCTAGCTGAGATTCCTGAGTCTCCTCAGCCTCTTCATCGTCATCCACCTCCTGATCATCGTCATCCGTTGAATCAACGATTGCGCGAAGTTCAAACTGTTCATTGAGTATCGTGATACAGGTCCAAATCTGATAAGATACGAGATAGAGACAGATAATAATATTGAGAGCGGCAAACTGCATATTTGATAGAATACACAAGAACTGAAGAGTAAGGAGAACTACAAAGAGTTTTACGTGAGTCTTGATGATAACGTGAGTATTATCATAATCCATCTGGACATTATCACTATCAGCGTGTAGGAGGTACTCAATAGACTCAGTCATCTATTGTTGAATACCCTACTTTACTAAATGAATCGCATTCAAATTTAGCCTCACCTGTCAAAAATTGACCCACTTCCAAGCTATATACAGGTATGGCTTCTGATCCGACGTATCGTTTGGAGATCGTTGTACTTCCTGAGGGTGCTCCGTTTTATCCTGCAGTAGGAACGGTTGAGAATCTACTCGCTCACAATGCTGGTTATGATGTAAAGATTGTTAACAAGGAGCTTCCGAGGCCAGTCGCAGCTCTCGCTCCTCTTGGAATCAAGGCCCGAATGATTAAGTGTAGTATTCTTCCAAATGGAGACCGGTATGAACAGGGTTGCCATTATACACTGGAACCCCGGTCATCCATCTTCAAGACAAGCTTTATGATGGCAAACAGCCGTGGTATTATTGATAAGAGTTATCGTGGAGAGCTCAAGGCTCCAATTGTATCTGTAGGATCAAATCTGGCAAGTGTTGATGCAGGTATGCGACTCTTTCAGATTCTAGCGCCCGATCTGGGATATATCTATCAGGTTGTCTATGTGGAGAGCCTTGATGAAACTAGCCGCGGTTCGGGTGGATTTGGAAGCACAGGGACAAAGTAGAGGAGACCTGATGCCCGTTGATATAAGTCAGAAAGATAGTTATGGGACCAAAATACCAAGAGGAACTGCGACAACATTAATTGATTTAATCACGCGAGATGATCAAGATGGACTCTTTTTTCCATTAAAAACCGAAGTTAGTCGATTCTATCGCGGGGACCTACAACAGACAATTCCATTTACATCAGTCTTTCGTGAATTTACCTTTATAGGCCCTGCCGAGCTTGGTCAGCGTTTTACATTTGAAATTGGTAGCTTAGATTGTGGAGATTTACTTCAGGGTCTTTTTATTCAGGTACAGATGCCTCATTGGTATAGTGCTTTAGAGCAGCAATATTTGACAAGTAAGCGTTACTTATACAAAAATCCTGCCTTAATGTGGACCTATGCAAATTCATTAGGAACAATTCTATTGGAAGAAGCAACGTTGGAAGTGGATGATCAGGTTCTTGAACGGATTACAGGCGATACGTGTGCAGTTGTATCTGCCTTATTTCCAGAACTAAATTCACAATTCGGAGGTGCATCTGTAAAAGGCCGTTATTCGATTGCTGATCTAAAAGCCTTTCCAACAACTCGGATTTTTCCTGCAGAAGATGGCTGGATAACAATTCCTCTTGTATTCTCTTTGTTAAGAGAGCGTATTCAGGAAACATTTCCAAATCTAGCATGTCGTGATGGTACTGTTCGTGTGCGTGTGACTCTGAAAAGGTTTGATCAGATTGTGCGAATTGCGTCAGGTACGCGTGCTTCGTGTACAGATACACCAATGAATAAGACATTTTCATTTACAGACACAGCAATTATTGGGTATCCTACAAAGACAATTACAACAGCTCAGTATCCTCCTGAATTACGGCAAATTCAACTTCTGACATATGGTCAATTAGTGGATGGTCCTTATCGTGATGCAATCTTTCGGACACCCTTTGAGCGCGCATACAGAGAAATTCAACAGTTTGACTTTAATGAGCCTATGAAGTATATTGTAAATAAGACAGGAAGTGATATTATTACAGTTCAGTTACCTCTTGAAGCTAATCAACCGGTTGAAGAAATTGTCTGGTTTCTTAGACGTAAGGCAGCTATAACTCTTAATAATGACTGGATAAATTTTAGTGCGACTCTTGAAAAAGACTATAATCCGACATTTACTCCTGCAGTTCCTCTTTTATCAAAGGCTCGGATACAAGCCAATGGAATGGATATTATTTCTAAGGATGAAGACTGGTTTCGGTCTCATATTGGCCGTGCTCACAAAGGGGGCAAGGTGTCCTATGATTCTTTTATTTATGGCTACTCCTTTGCTGCTCATCCTGGAGAGCATAATCCAAGTGGAACAATCAATGCGAGCCGTTTGAGTTCTTTACGGTTAACACTGGATGTCAAGCCGCCTGGTGGCACAGAGGATACGGAATGGGAGGTTCACGTCTTTGTATTTGCCTTTCAGTGGCTGCGATTTGAAAATGGAATCTGTAATAAGATCTTTATTGACTAAATTGCTTGATATTTTAATCGACTATTTTTTTGAAATATTCTTCAATGGCTGTTTGTGGTAGCCATACCTTCTTTTTATCAACAATTGCACAATACATACTTCGATCTTCCATATCCGATAGATGTCCTAGTATACGATTTCCAGCAGAGATTCCTCCATCTATTCCTACTGCTCCACAGGAACACATTTTGAAATCGTGTAAATGTTTACTTTCTATTGTTTCTAAACATTTCTTACAATATATGGAATGTCTAGTTTGTGTATATCTTAGACCACCATAGATTATAGAAGGCATATACATATTAATAACATATTTTTTTTGATTTTTTACCGTTGATCTAATGCTTAATGGTCTAAAAAATTGAATAACGGTAGCGATTCCAATAAAGTATACTTTATAAAAGATGGCAGCAGGCAACTCAGAGTTTACTGCTGATTTCTTCAATGAGTCATCCAAGGCGTGGCTCACTAACAAGGTAAAGGTGGGAGTTCAGTATCGTTATAAGTGTGAAGGTACTTGTCTGACAGGAAAGGGATGTAAGCACAATGCCTCTTATATTAAAGGTCAAGATATACCATCCATTCATACGTGTAAGCAGCATAGCAAGCAGGCGACCTTTTACACGGCTTATTCAATTGTCACACGCTCTAAGAAGACTAACCCGGCCGTCTAAATCCTGTGAGGCAAGTAAGAAGAAATGGTAGCAAGTCTATTGAAGGTCATCTCAACAGGAGTTCAAGATGAGAGGCTCCAGCCTCCAAAGGATCAACCAAGTCTAGATTCGTTTCAGAAAGTCTTTATCAAAGCGGGTCGATATGGAACACAGTGGATCCGAGTTGATTTTGACACACTCCCTAATTTTGGAACGTCTGCTGTGGCTCGTCTTCCTGTTCACGGAGAATTAATTGGTCGTGTCTACTTGGTGACAATGATGCCTGATATATCTACGCAGCAATTGAAAGCAAAGGCTGCTGCTGTTGCTGCAGGCTCTACGTTTGCTGGTCCTTATTTTAGTTGGACAAATAGTTTGGGTCACGCACTGATTGATGAGGCTAGTCTTTCAATTGGTGGATCTTTGCTTGATGCAATTCCAGGTGCCCTAATGGAAATCATAGATGAGTTTCAGACACCAATTGAGAAGGTAGTTGAAGCAAATCGGCAGCTCTGTAGAGCTGATAATGGATTTAATCAGCAGAGTTTTGGTATTAATACACTATCACAGAAAGTTGTAACACCTCTTCCTTTTTGGTTTTGTCGT